ACTTCAAAATCCATAGTTACAGTCATATCCGTGGTAGATGGTTCTCCCCCTGCATATCTTCTCATAGCAAATTTATAGTTTTGATCTACAGTTGCAGAAGGGACAATATCAACGGCTAAGCCTGAAAGACTTTTTATTCCTTGTGCTAAAATACCCTCCCCTTTAAATCTTTGAGCTGCAAGAGGAATCCCTGCAGGAGGTTGTATAATAACCTCAAATTGATTGAGATAAACAGGTTCATAGTTATTCCTAGAAGCTGTTGAATTACTAAAATGTGGAAGTCCAGCCATATTAATTTAAAAATTATAAAAATAAATCTTCCCAATAATCAACGGCAAATTCCATATCATTGATTGTATATATTGTCTCGTCTGTATAGTTCAATCCCATTTCAGGAAGAGCTTTTACAGGAAAAACATCTCTACAATTAATTCTACGGTAAACATCGCCCTGTTTATTAAAGATAGAAATTAAAATATTACCTGTGTAATCTTTTTTAAGACCCATAGCTCCGGTAAGAGGATTGTAGATCAAATCTGACCATTGTCTTAGGGTTTTAAAAATATACATAGAGTTAGCATCATTTAAATTCACAGTAAATGAAATACTAACGTTCATTGTGGTTTCAGAAGGCTTAGCACCTGCGTAGTTTCTTTTAGCAAACTTATATTTCTGGGTAGCTAATCCTGGGTGCTTATCCACACTTAAACCACTAACTTTAGTTACGTGCTCTAGCAATATAGTTCCTCCCCCTACACCATTGGGACAAGTTATTTGTGCCTCAAACTGGTTAAGGTAAACAGGCTCATACTTATTTAAAGAAGCCTGAGAATTTGAGAAGTGTGGTAATCCTGCCATAATGTTTTTTAGTATATTTATCTAAGTTCTAAAAAATCTAAAAAATCAACCCAATTAAACAAATTGGGCAAATCCTCCAGATGCAATACCTCCAGTTCGTGTAACAGTAATTCTATTTATAAATTTCTGTATTCCTCTTGCTGGTTCTATAATAACATCTATAACCCCCATATTCATATCTATGATAGCTGGAGTATTATTAGAGGTATCCATAATAGTTTGGTAAGCATAAATTCCTCCTCCTGATTGAACCCCGTCTAAATAATTATCTACTAATGTTTTAATTTCAAGTCTAATAGAATCTTCGTTAAAATCAAATAGGTAATTAGAAAGAATAGATTGAACATCGCTTTCTACAGAAATTAATAAATCCCTTACGTGTAGAAGGTTAAATGCGGAGTTTACTGTCTGGTAAGCTGTTTGGTTACCGAATATTACAACACCTACTCCTGTTCTTTTTATTATAGGATTTATACCGAATGGCTCTAAATTTCCTCTATCCTCATCTGTAAAATCATATTCTACACCTACTATAGTACCTCCTGAAAGAACTCCTCTTTTTTGTCCTGCGACTATAGAATAAGGTTCTCCTGCTGCAAATTTTCTAACGTAATTATTGGAAACGAATGCTGCTGGCGGTACATTTATATTTCTATTGGATTCTCTAATTGTAATATAAGGTGAGAAGAATCCGCAGAATTTAGAACCATCGTCTTCACTAGGTAAACTAAATGTGTAAGACGGATTCAGAGATAAATTACCTCCATCTGCTATATATCTAGTTTGTAAAGATGGATATGGATTAACTGCAGTAGGTGCATCGGTAAATCTAGGGTCTGTGCTATTTCTAAATTGAGTAATTGAAGGTGCATTAATTAATGCCATTGCTTGCTGTCTATTTTTAGCAAGTAAACTTAATTGACGTTTAGAATTAGGTAAAATTTGTCCAGAGAAAGTATCTACGACGTATCTAAAACTAATTATATCCTTAGCTGCTAATGTCTTAGCTATATTTGTATCAAACATAACATCTAAGATATCAGAAACTCTAGCATCTGTTCCATTAGGTCTATGAGATTCTTTCATTGTAAATCCTGAAAGATATGTAAAATCAAAAGATGTAGTAAATTCAGGAATAGATTTAAATTTCTGAACTCTTTCACTTGTTAGTCCAGAATAGTAAAGAACTGGTCTTGCGCATACTACTCTATAAATTCCAGAAGATGTGGTTGAAGCTACCGTAGTAATTTTAGCAAGTCTTTGTTGCTGATTTCCTGTAGGCGGTACACATATATCTAAATCTGTAGATACTATTAAATCTCCTACAGAGAAAGGTACATTTCCATTAGCATCTTCTACAACATTAAATGTGGTAGGACTTATCTGGGTTGCATCTACAAATTCAGATATTCCTCCTGCTTGTGAAATTATATCAATTTTTTGATCGGATACAGGTAATCCTGAATTATCCGAAGCATAAGAAGGGGTTAAGCCTCCTCCGAAAGTAGCTATATTGGTTATTGTAGTATTACTTCTAGAAACATTGGTAAATGCTCTAGTGTAAACTAAATTGAATTGATCTCTATCTACTGTTTGTTGGAAACCCATATACTGTAGGGATGTTCCATCATCATTTAGCCATATCAAATCTCCATCTACAATTTCATTGTATTTATTGTCCTGATAAAGATCCGAAGCATTATACCCTAATAGAACATTAGAAACTCCAAGAGGTGCATTAGGTCCAGTTACCCCGCTAGGAGTAGAAACACTTTCTATATCTAAATAATCTGAATTACCGAATTGATAAGAAGCTGTATAGAAAGGTCTATTACTTCCAGAAGCTCCTGTATTATAAGAGGCTAGATTATATGTTGGACTTACTACTATACCTTGAGCTCTATATGAAGCTATATCTAAAGGATGGCTAAATAATATTCTTAATTCGCTTCCTACTTCGGTAGTTCCCGTAACTTTAAGTTTAACTAAATCTCCTTCTTGATATTGATTAATTAATCCCCCAGTTAGACCTGCAATTCCTTGTACTACTCCTAATATAAATTTCTGATCGCCTGAACCTGTTACAGTTAAAAATTCTTTTAATAGAGTTTTTTGAGCAGCTGTGGATATACCTCCAGTTGCTCCTGTAGTTCCTGATGTTTGAAGATAATGTAATCCCCCCTCGTATAAAGTAGAATTATAAGCAGCAAAAGACTGATTAATAATACCTGCAGTTGCACCAGTAACTCCTGGATTTAAAGTAAATAATGTACCCACCTTAGCTCCTGTAGTGTAAACTGTTGCCCCTGTTGCCGGAGTAAAGAAAGGTCCTGCTCCGGTAACTCCTATTACATTTTGTGTGTAAAGGTAATCTGCTACTAGAACTTGATCATAACTTAGAAATTTAATTCTAGGTGTTGCAAGATCTCTATCCCCTGAAAGTTCATCTATTAAGTGATTACCTACTAAATCTATTTTATATGGGCTATTACAAATATCATCAAATGCTTGTTCGTCGATAGCACAGAATAAACCTGTAGAAGGTGTATTTTGATTTACTAAAGTTTGTATATATTGATTATTACCATTTAGATCTACGAAATCAGGTATAATACATCCGGTAACAGAAGTTACTATATTTACATCTTGGTTAGCTAAAAAATTATCAATTTGGCTTTTTACGAATCCATTATTAGTAAAATAAGAACTCCATTTAGGATCTACAGATAAAGCTTGATAATCAGTCCAATCTCCGGATACTGCAATTACGTCAATGAAATAATCTGAGATATAATCATAAGGATGCATAAAAGAAGGAACGTTATTTGTCCCGTACCAATCTATTGCAAAAACATTAAACCCTAATAAAGGGAATATAGAATCTGTAGATTTTCTAGAAATTATACTTATCGGGCTTTTTCCCAGGTTAGTTAAACTGAATAACTTTCCTTGATCTGCAATGCTTAATGTAGCTAAAAAATATTCAGGATCCGGAAACCAAAATCTTTCTTTATTGTAATAAGAAGAATATAATCTTGGGGTAATTACCCCGTTATATTGTTCCGTATCCAAAGAAAAAGCTTTATACGTAACTTCATCTGGTGATGCACTAGATTCGTCGTCGTTTAATCTAAGAAGATTCAACGCAAAAACAGGTCCCTGACTCAAACAGGTGAAAACTGATCTGTGGAAGAAAGATCCTTTATTTTCTAAGGACCTATCTATATCCCCAAATATCGCGATCATTGTCGTAGCATCCGGTATATAAACCGGAGTATTGAAAGGACCAATATTAGAGAATCCTACAACTAGACGAATTGTTTGAGATGTTAGTATAACATTTTGGGAAGCGTCAAACTCCAATGTATAAACTCCAGAAGCTTTAAACTGAGAGTAGTCTATTTTAATCTTACTTGCCATTATAATAATATATTTTTAGTCAGTGTATATATCGTATTTGATTTCAATTTCCTCGGAAATATTTTCGAAATCAAATTAAACCGCTAAAATCCTTATAACTTTTACCTTCTTTTGTTATATAAATATTTTTTGAATTTCCTTCCGAATCAAATTCAGGGGGGTTCATTCCCTCTATTTTGTCCATTATTATGTTTTTATAATCACTATCCTTTAACTCATCAAATAATTCTCCTACCATTTGGCCAAAATCATACCCGTCAAAAAGTCCAGATAAATTAACTAGAGTCATAGCAACATCATCATGCCCACTTTGTGCAGAATATGTTCCTCTGGAATTTAAGCCAAAAGTAAACATTTCTAAGACTGTATGTTTTTTTTCTGTTATAATTATTCGGTCTTTTCTAACGAGTGACCTTAATAATTCACAGTATTTCATTTTTATCTTTTCGTTATATTTTATTCCGGGTTTAGCTAATCTGGCATTTTCTGTGTGCTTCGTGAAAAGAAACATTTCATCATAAAAATCATCTTTAGATATTAGCTTTTCGTAAAACATATCTCCCTTATAATTCATTTCCAGTGCTATCTTAACTCTATCCACACTAAATACTTTAATAATTAAATTAATTATTATTTTTGTAAAATCATCAAGATTTATATTATTTTCTCTAAACAATCCAATTTGTACAAGACCAAAAAAATCGGATTCATCTTCAAAATCGTCAACCTTTTCGATAATTGATTTAGGTAAAGGGGTTAATTTAAATATATTTAATACTGTATAATCTCCTTTATTACCTTCACTAAGATCTATAGAGAAAACATATCTTTTACCTTCTTCGTCTGCATCATCTATATTAAATTTTGGATGCCATGTTAAATTTTCATAATTGATATCCGTATCATGAAGGCATTCGATTTCTTTCCATTCATATTCGGCTTCATTATTTTTAATTTTTTTTAATTCATTAGATCCTAGAAGTAATGTAGAAGAACTTAAAAATTGATTACCATATTCTTGATTGAATAATTCTTCACTTCCTAAGTTGGCTATTTCGGTCTGTCTCCAAGCTTCATCTCTCCCCGGAACTTGCCACCAGTCCACTCTGATTGGATTAAAACTATTTTTACCTTCTAAAGCTAATTGATAAATCTCATAAAACTTATTCATCCCATTGGGGGTAGAAGTTATTATAATTCTAGAAACTTTAGAAGAAGAAACCGTAGGGTACGTAGATCTAAAGAAAGCCTCAATAAAATTAGGATTAATGTGGGCAAACTCATCCATATATAGAAAATGAATAGTAAAACCAATACCTGATGTTTTGGTAGTAGTTTTAGCTAAGATCCTGCAACCATTATCAAATTTCATTGACATAACATTATTTACATTCATTCCTGGTTTAAGGAAAAAAGGTAATCCTTTAATTATATGCTTTATCTTATCCATTAGCTCTTCCGCTGTATCCCCAACGTTAGCCAATATCATTGCATTTTTATCATGGTTGAAAAGTAAATACCAAACTAAAATTATTGATGAAGTAATAGATTTACCAACCTGTCTAGGAGCTAAAAATATATTCATCCTATTATTCTGGTACTCCTTAAGAACTGAGGTTTGGTATTCCCTAAGTTTTATATAATTCAAACCAGTATCTGTCATTACTTGGCAATACTTGGAAAAATACGTAACGTCCTCAGCACATTTTTTTATCTCTAATGTTTCTTCTTTGGTGTATTCAAAAAGAACATTAGATCTTTTTAGCTCTGGGTTATTATCATGAAATGGATTGTCAACACTTTTAAAGTCAAGCCCTTCTTCGTCAGCTTTTCTTAAGAGTTCATTTACTCTTTCGGTGGACCAATAATTACTTTCGTCCTGGGTTTCTCCTAATTTTTTATTTTCTATCATATAAAAATTTAAGAAAACATATCGTCATCTAATTCGTAGGCATCATCTTTTTTTACATCATCAGATTCTATCCTATCGACATCTATTATTTTTTTATATCTTGCATTAACAACAGTACCGGGATCCATTTGCTTTATTTTTTCCTCGTCGGTTTCTATAACTTTCACGTCTTGAATCTCAGGTCCTAAAAGTTCTCTGAGACCTTCCATCATATTTTTTGTTCCTCTACTTTTTATAGTTCCATTTTCAGAAACTGAGCTAGCTAAAGGAATATAAAGATCACCTTCACCAGATTTTTCCATTGATATCCCGTTATTAAGATTTTTTTGATCTATTTCATTTCTTAGCCTTTTATATCCCTGTTCCATCCTTTCCATATAATTCTGGTAATCCTTAGGCATCTGCATGATTTGGGATTGAAGCTGACCCAGAACTTCAAAAAGTCTTGGGTGTGTATTTCCTAATTCTATTTCTTCTAATATTTTAGTTATTGCGTGTTGAGCAGATTTTAACTGGAACATCATAGCAGAAAGATTTACCGCATCCATTTTCTTTTTATGCTCGAGGTGATCTGCTCCCCCCATTTTATCTGGGTCTACGTAAAAATTTGTTAATGTATCTAATAAAGTGTTAGCTTCTGTAAAAGCTGTGGATTTTTCTTCATTATAGTTCATTAAATCAGTAGTCTTTAGTCTTGGAAGATCTAGGCTATTAGAATCTATAACACTATCCAAAGATTCTTCCATTATAATAGAGTCCAAACTTTCTTTCATTCTTTCCTCTATAATTTTTTCTGGCTTCGGTTTTCTTCTTGGCATATATTATCTATTTCTTGCAAATTTAGGAAGTCCTAAAAGAGGTTTACAGTTATCAATTATATGTGAATTCTGCTCATCCCTAACTATATTTTGATTTAATACGGTGGACTGTACATCTATATCTATCATATTCTTAAATAATCTTACATTGCTAAGATAAATTGGACCTGTCCATATCTTATAAGTATTATTATCTGTTCCGTAGAAAGGATCTTCTGTTAGATTTACTATCCAGCTATACCCGGTAGACCCGGTAGACCCAACTATGGTGTTAGGAGAATCAAAAGCTAATGATCCCGTTGCCGAATTATAGGAGGTAATATTAGAAATCTGATAATTGCTAGCGGTCTTGTATACTGTAATAGATTGTCCGGCAAGATAATTTAGCTGGGGCTCTATAGATATACCTCCAGTGCTTCCGAGTTCAAAATAAGTATTCGAATGTGCTAAATAATTAGGTTGTAGGTTAGTAGGGGCATCAAATATAAAATCAGAAATAAAGCTTCTTAAATCTTCATGAACCGAGGTTAGATTAGAAGATTGGGCTAATGTATCTTCTGGATTGAAAGATATAGCCCATCCATTTATAGATATCTGTTTGTATTTATTGGATAGATTAAATACCAATCCGTACCACTCAGAATAAGTAGGAATAAATTGAAGGGTTGAATTATATTCTTCATCATTTATTCTTATTATAAAACTTCCTATATTTAAAAAGCTTACACCTTTATCATCTACTACACCCGAATGCACTATATCTATTCTTATCCCGTATGTCTCGGATTCAATTTCATATAAACCATCAAGGAGATTTCTGCTTTGTGCTTTTTGCATTTTCCAAATTATAGGAACTTGAGAAAAATTAACAGTTTTATTTTCTATGGTAAAAGTATAATCGTCTATAACACTAAGAACTTTATATCCCCCAGTATGTGCCTCATCTCCCGAAATAGCAACATACCCTTCCGGATTGTTAGAATAAGATGTCCATGCAGAAAGTCCATGCTTATTCGGTGAAGAAGAAAATGTAAGTGTACTAGAAGTACTCGAAGATAAAGATAAATTTCTTATCGGATAAGAATTTTTAGAAAGACTTTGTGCATTATAAACATTCCTCATAGAGAACCAGCAAGTATATGATAATTCTTCCCCTGAGGATAATTTAGGTAATTCCTTATACCTTATAGCATTTCTATAGCTTCCCACTTCAGTGGTAAATTCAGGAACATAATTGAAAGCTGAGGATAAATCATAATAATGATTGAAGACTATAGTCCAGTTATTATTTAAATCATATCCTACAATTGCTAGATCTTTATATATGTATGATCTTACTGGATCTTGGGATAAAGTATTTATAATTCCATATTGTTGGGGTTTTGCTATCTTTTTCTCTTCTGCAGATATTTCTTCTCCGAATAAGGATTCGGTAGTTAGGGATATTCCTTCCAATTCTTCTTTGTAAGCAGGATCTTGGAAATACGTATTGCTTTTTGGCTGATATTTTTTTAATTCTATTTTAAAATAAACAGGGGAATACATAAAATCCCTAAATAAATACATAGAATTTATCTCATATATTCTATTGGTTAAAGGAAAATAGATTATATCTCTTTTTCTAGGTTGTGATCCGTTACCAAAATTTTGTTCGAAATACCTTTTATCTATGTGGATTTCAAAGGGTTCTTCAAATTGAAGTCCAAAGGGGTCAAAGTTTATTTTATTATCAGGAAATTGATTCCCCGGAACCATAACTTTAACACATTTCTCGTCAACCACATCGAATATAGTATATTCTCTAAGAGAAACGTCTCTCCCCCTCGCCTGCGGTTGTACGGAATAATAGTTAACATCAAATCCAAATATATTGTTAACCATATAACTTAAATCGTTATAAAGATTAACTGCTTTATTTACGTTGTAAGGTCTAAAAGTAAATTTACAATCCGAAAATATTATAGGTCTTTTTGAAATCTCATTCGAACATAATGGCGAAGGATATACTATAAGGGATTCAATAGGGTCTGCATAAGTTATATCTAATTGAAAATCGGTTATAACTATATTAGAATCCATAGGTGAATCCGGTATCTGTATAAAAGTACCATCTGGATTTTTTAATACCGAGGTAAATCTAAATTCTGGGTAGAATTTATTATTAGGGTCCAAAGAGATTTGGTAAATTTCAGAAAAATTATTAGTTATTCCGTTTAAAGCTGTTCCTACATTTTCCCAAAGGGAAAAAGTTTTACCATCAACTGAATACCTAAATTCTATAGAGATATCTTCTGAATCTAATGCTGGACCATTATTGTTACTATTTAAAGTGTTTATTATCCACCCATTATAAGAAGAAGCTCTTTCGAAAGGAGTATCCCATGTTAAAACTCTATAGTTTCCAATATAGGTAAAATTAAGAGAGCTATCTAATTGTTCTATTCTAAGATCATACTCATTTGAGGTAGAGCATGGTTTATAATAAGAATTTCCATTTTCAGTTACCTGATGATATCCCTCACACCCTATTTGTTGACCTCTTGCTAAAGCTGAATCTATAGTAGAATATAAATTATCGGTGGAGCTTTCTTTATTTTTTTGTGTATTTTGAAGCCCGTCTTGATAAGCATATCTTGGATCAGATAAGTTATATTGTTCTCCATTCCCGTTATATACTGGAGTTCCTTTTTTTGGAAATTTATCCTGTGGGTAAAAATTCATGTCCGCTATTTATTATTATATATCCGAAGCGGAACAAAAGGAGTTTTGGATTATAATTTTGTTACAGTTCCGGTTTCAAAATTGTATTGACAAGGACCATATTCTGTATCTAATTTTTTCTTAAGCTCCATTTCAACAGATCTAATTTTTTCTGCATCCCCACAAAGATTTTCCAATTGTAGATTCATAAGATGCAAATCTTTCTCGTATAATGAAATTTCAATTCTTAATCTTCCTATTTTAATAACATTTTCGGTCAATTCATTTTTTAATTTTTCGATTTCCGAAAATAACTCTTCGTTTACTTTAATTTCTTCTGCCATAATTTTTTATATATTATAGAAGATACAAAAAAAATAGTTTCAATTATTTAAAAAGGAATTCCTGTAAATTTGTACCAATAAATTCCAGTATATACATACATGTCAGATCCGCTAAAAGCAAAATCCCCTGTATTTCCCGGAGAAGAAGTCGCTCCAGGTACAGAAAGTATATTAATAGATCCAGTTGGTCCAGTATGCCCGGTATCTCCAGTAGGTCCTTGGATTCCTTGAGATCCTGTAGGGCCAGTAATACCTATAGAACCGGTTAATCCGGTAGCTCCCGTAGCTCCCGTAGCTCCAGTTCCCCCGGTAGGTCCTGTAATTCCTACCAGAGAATAGATTAAATCAGACCAAACATCTATACCGTTACCTATTTTATATCTTCCCGTATCGGTTTCATATCCAAATTCTCCATCAAGTAAAATGGGATCATTAGTTCCCCAATTTAAACTAGTATCTCTTCTTATCTGTACTCTAAAAGCCATTGCAATTTTTTATTATATATCTAAAAAATTAAAGTAATTCTCTATTGTTAGGTCCTGAGGTTCCTCCTGTTTTTAGATTCATTCTAATTCCACTTTGCATAAGATTACCTTTGAATCTTTCGGTAGAAAGATCTTTTTCAGGAAAATAAGTTTCTAAAGCTAAAGAAAAATTAAAATCTATAAAGGGGGGATTACTCTGAAAAGTAAATTCCGTAGATTTTGTTATCTCGTAGGATTCCGGAAATCCAACTTGAACCGGGATTCTAAATCCATCATATTCAAAACTAAAAGTAAAAGTCTTA